ATCACCGCGCAGGCCAGTGACATCACCGCGCAGGCCATCATGTAACCCAAATTTCTTTTCGCCGTTTAAAAAATAAAAGGTGGCCTCTTTTGCATTCAGTTTCAGAGATTTTTTCATTTCGTTCTCCCGTAGGTGCTAGGTTTGTTGGCACGAATGATTAATCGTTTGGTCCTGGTTAATAAATGTTACGGTCGTATTTTTCATGCCCAATGCGATTCTCTTTTTTCCATTTGTTGTGGCTATCCGCATCTACTCCTGGATCTGTGAATTTCGGAATACCGGCTGGCCATACGCCATTTACATAATCCGTTCCGCGAGTTTCCAAAGAGCGTTTGACACTTTCCCGAATTGCAAAGGCGAATGTTCTGTCGGTCTGACTAACATCAATTCCATGGCTGTTCGCCCACGCCATCGGATCTACGTCTACGGTGTAATTTATCAGGACTTTCATATTTCAAACTCCCACGTAATCGGACAATTCAAAACAGCATCTAAATTCATTGCGTGTGTGCCATAAACAGATTCATAAAAACAAATGCGATTGCGCCCATCCAGAATTTCATGGCTGTATATTCCGGTAACAAGCACCAGCGCCATAACCCATTTATTCCGATTCATCACGGCCTACCTTACGCACTGAATCAGCGGTTTCAGTATCCAATTCAGTCTTGAATGCTGCCAATCGCGCTGCTTCAGCATCTTCGGATGATTGAAAATCTGCTTCATCTTGTATTGCGTCAACCTCTTTGCCCTTTTCTATCTCATACTTTTTTACACGGCTGTACCGTTTAGGCGCAAGTGCATCGGCTGCTGGCTTGTTAATTAATTCCAGTCCGAACCAATGAGTAAGGCCCAATTTCTTGCGAGTTTCAAATCGACCATCGGCTTTCAGCAGTTTGCCGAATGCCACCCTGCCTGGATTGCGCTTCATCATCTGAGTCTGGCGCAAGAACTCATCGAAATCATCCAGCAGATCCCCGGCATACTGTTCGCCGTATCCTGCCCGAACATTCTTTTTCAGCCATGCAGAAAATGCCGCATTCAGTTTTGTGTTGTCGTACATAGTTATCTCCTAACCCGTTCCAGACTTTTCGATTTCATTGACCATCTTTGCAATTTTATTCATTGCATTACTCCCAGGGAAATCAGCGTCCGGCCACTGTAAAACAGCCGGTGCGTTTTTTAATGGCGACCAATCGGTGTCTTTTATGGCCTCGTCGCCGCCTAGCCATGTGACCACTACCACTTCGGGAAATATATCCGCCAGTGCCGCCTTACATTTTTCGCCTGAAACCAGAATAACTTTTGCTTCTGGCCTGGATTTCAATTCATCCAGTCCCAACAACGGAAAAGGCGAATCAGGACGTTTCGCGGCCCACAATTCCTGACCGTTTGGACCACGGCACCATGAGATAACAGGTGTCATTTTCTGACCATCCGGGAATTTGCACCGAATTACATAGAACATCAACTTGCCGGCATCATTCCGGTATGCGTCTATGCGCTCCATCATCCAGCGATAATCGACTATGCGCCCATGATTCGGATTCATTGTCTGGGATGGCTCATACTTCGTCGCATTTTCAGGCACCGGGACAATGGGATTCCACTCATGCGTTTGCGAAGGTGGCAACTGTTTTCTTTCATAGGTTCCGACTGGCGGCAGTGTGCCTGTATCCAATCGTTTGACCGCCTCTGCTGGCGTGATGTTTTCGATCTTACAGAGAAAATCAACAACATCACCACCTTCACCGCAGGCAAAGCAGCGATACCTATCAGCACCATCTTTGCCGCGATAGATATTGAAATTTGTTGGCTTTGAATCTTCGTGAAATGGGCAGATCGCCCACCACTTACCGCCGCGCTGCTGCAGATTGCAATAACGGCCAACTACTTCGGAAAGGTCAGAGTCGTGTTTAACCCTGTCGAAATCAATTGTCATGATAAAAGAGTGCCAGCGCCCTGAGTCGAACAGGCGGCCATGATACGCACGAAGCGCCAAAGGTGGGATGAATACCAACTACCCGCGCTGGCATAGATAAAAAGTCCGTGTGCTGATTTACCGCAGCACGGCCTACGGATACCTGTTCCGCGCAGAGGAACGCGGAAGCAATCAGCTTGCCTTGAAGCAGGTGGCGAATGGGGTATTTTAAGGGTAAACATCAATTTATGCTCCTATCAGGTATGGAGCAATCCTAAACGTTGTACCCGCCACTGTCAACACTGTTTTTATTTGACTGTTAAAACTCTCTCAGCATCCTCAACCGAATAAACAATATCCGACAGGCCACCGGCCTTCAATACGTTGTCACGCCACACCAGTTGCATTCTACGCGGCCTGCCTCCTGAACCCTTCACCTCAAGGCTGGAGAACACAGCAAATCGCCGCCCGACCATTGCAGGAGTCACAGTGATGGACTGCCAGCCAATCAGATCGTGCATACCTTCAATACCGGCCTTAAATGGTCTTGCCTGGCGAATGATTACATCGCCTGGGTTTACTGTAATCAGATCGGTTCTTGTGAATCGTGTTGATTTTCCGATCCAGCCAGTCCCGGTATTCATACGAAACAACCGCGATGAACCCTTTGAGCAGTTCAGCAGGATTCGTTTCATTACGGGGGATTCTTTCATTAGCCTATCTCGCAATTCGGACAAACCCACTCAGGATGTTTCCACCCCATATCAATCAGTGCATTACGTATCTGCTCAGATTTCGTCTGAATAATTTCCTCAGTAACCTTACCCATAACGTCCGTCATGATTTTTATCTCACCAGTGACAGGATTCGGCTCGGTGACTACACTGAACTGCTTCACAGGGACGTTTTCTATTTTCCAGCTATCCATTGACCCGCCTCTTAATCTTATTCTTCAAATCCTTAGTAACCACGGCATTCAGCACATGCCCAGCCCATCCTTCAGGATTCTGGTAGCCGCGCATTTTACCGATAACTACAAGGTGCTTATGCCGTTTCATGGCAACATCAGTCTGCATGTAAATTGCTTTTTCGTGCTCCAGTATTTCTTCCAGATTACCGTCTACTTCTTCGATTTTCCGCGCTTTGACTTTGAATTCTTCGCCACACTCGGAACACTTTCTGCTCGATGGTGGATTGACTGCTCCGCACATACGGCATTGTCGAATTGCAATATCATCTGGATCTTGTTTTCGCTTGTCTTTTGCAGCGTTACCTCGCAATGACCACTCTCTATCCTGGTCTGGTAAGCCATGCCTGGCTGAGTTTCCAACGTGATCCAATATGATTGCTGTTTTTCCTGGGACATAACGTAACACCCTCCCCCACTGTTGCAGGCACATGGCCAGTGAATCTGTTGGCCTGAGATTCTGGCACCCAATAGCGCCCTTCACATCATAACCTTCAGAAACCAAGTCGCACGATGCCATGTAATGTAATTGGCCGGCTGCGAAATCCTTGGTGATTTGTGAGCGTTCCTTTTTGCTCAGTTTGCCATCAATGGCTGCAGCCTGAAACCCATTCGACTTGTACGTTTCAGCCGTATGGTGAGCGTGTTCAATGCTGACACAGAATCCAATCGTAGGAGCGCCATTCAAATGCTTACGGTAATGGTTCAGCGCGTCACCCATGATGGACGGTTTATCCATTACAGCAGCGGCCTGAGCCTTCGAGAAGTCACCCATATTACGCTTTACGCCAGACATATCCACAGCCCTTGGTGGCGCGAACATTTTGTATGGGCTGAGATAGCCATCAGTGATTAATTCAGCGACAGTTGGCCCCATGACCATTGTGTCATATGTTGAATCCAACCCCTCACCTGAAAGCCTTTGTGGAGTTGCTGTTACGCCAATAACGTATAGTTTAGAATTGATTGAGCGCCAGTGTTCAATTACTTTGCTCCAGGTGGAGCCTTCGACTGAGTGATGCGCTTCGTCACAAATCACATAATCTGGAACCTTGACATATCTCAATCTGCGAACAACGCTGAATACACTGGCCACATGCGCCAATGGCAATGAATTGTAGGTGCGTCCAGGCTCTATAACGTCATGCCTAACGTGAAACTCGCGCAGTGTGCTACTAATCTGATCCAGCAGTTCCTTACGGTGAGCCAATATAACGGTACGTTTGCCAGCCTCAGATAGTTTTCCAGTGAGATAGGCAAACATGACTGTTTTGCCACTTCCGGTAGGAGATACCAATAGCGGTGCTTTGTAGCCACGCTGTATGGTATCTCGCAGATCCGCTATTAATTCGGATTGGAAGGGCCAGAGTTCAATGGACATTAGTTCAGCAGGACAATAGGCGACTGAGCTTTTTTCAACCGAGCCAATGCCTGTTGGGTTAGCCTGTCGCACTGTTTGGCAACTTGCATGGCATCAGCAATTTCTGCCTTGGTGAATTCTTCACCGTCCTCACGCAAATTTCCATCTGTGATTACATAGGTATAAAACGTCTGCCGCTGCAGAGTGTATCTGCGAAGGGCATCGTAGATAATTTGTTCGTCGGTAATCATCTACGCCCATACACCAAATCATTCGCCGTAATCCTTCCCTTGGACAGATCAATGATGGTCACATGATATCTGGACGGTACGTTACCCGTTCTCTCGCGCCATCGGATGATGGTTGATGGTGAAACCTCAAGTGTCCTGGCCAATGGCCGAACGCCCAATTCAACAATTACCACTTCTGCTGGAGTCACGTTATCACCTTATGAGAAAGCTGCAGCGTAGAGTGTACGTCCTATTGCATACGTTGACAAGTGGGCTTACACTGTTCGCCCACAGGAGAAAATAATGCCAACAGAAAAAGATGAATACTACGATGCTTTGAATTCTAAGCAAGCGGCAATTCTATTGAGCAATTCTAGAACACTTCAGCAATTCCACCACGGCCTAATTATTGGCGCACTGCGAGAAAGGTTTGATAATAGAGAGATATCAGTAACCGTTCAGTTGCCAAATTCAGACGAAAGAAGATTTGTAATAGAAAGGCTTAGCGGTAACGGTAGCGACTGGCTGAAAATACACATGGTAGACGTAACATGAAACCCGGAATCTACAACATGCCCGATGCTGATTATTTCGCTATTGAGGCAGCAAGCAATTCAAAACTCAAAGCCATATCACGTTCGCCAGCACACCTGAAAGCAGCTAACAGGCCACCTACAGCAGCGATTCTGGCAGGAACGTCCATACACTGCGCCATACTTGAACCTGAGAAATTCCTGAGCACCCATGCAGTCATCCCAGAAGATGCGCCACGCAAGCCCACAGCGCCTCAGATTAAGGCATATGAAGAAGGCAGACCAACCGAAAAGGCTGAAATGTCCATTCGCTACTGGACACAGTGGGATGCCATGAATGAAGGCAAGCTGATTATCACCAATGAGCAATCGGCTGAATTTCAAAGAATCGGCAATTCGGTGCGTCATCATCCAGAGCTTTCTCAGTTTTTTAACACCGGCAAGGCTGAACAGGTAGTCATAGCAAACGACCCTGTTACCGGCGTGTTGTGCAAGTGCAAGCCAGATTATCTCACCAAGATACTCGACAATAAAATCATCCTCGAAGTGAAGTCCTGCGAAGATGCCAGAAAGTACCCATTTCAGCGAACAGCCTATAAATACGGCTACTTCCAGGGAGCTGCGTTTTACACCGATGTAATGGACTGGTCAATCGGCAAGCCAGACCTGTACCTGATGATTGCCTTGGAGCGTGACGAGCCTTACGGTATTCAGATATACGAAGTACCGCCTTGGGCAATTGAACGCGGCAGAGAGGAATACAGAGAGGGGCTGAATCTCTATGCCGAATGTGTTAAAACCGATCAGTGGCCATCATACAGCACTGACATTCAAATTCTCGATTATCCATATCCAAAGGAGTCACCATAATTATGAGCACCAATCTCGCCACAATCGACAGTTTCAAACAGCAAATAGCATCTGCTGGTGTGCAAGATAACCTCAAGGAGTTTATGCCGGCAAAGGCGCTGGCTAAATTCACTGCTGTAACCATTCGGGCAGTGCAGGAAAACCCTGACCTGCTGGATGCTGATCGTAAAACCCTGTTCATTGCTTGCCAAAGGGCGGCACAGGATGGGTTAATGCCTGACAGCCGCGAAGGTGCTCTGGTTATTTACAACACCAAATCAGGCGATAAATGGATTAAAAAAGTCCAATGGCAACCCATGATTCTTGGCATTCGCAAGAAAATGACACAGGCCGGATGGGATATTCGCGCCGAAATACGCTATGAAAAAGACACGTTCAATTACGTCCTGGGCGATTCGCCTTCGATACTGCATGAGCCTTTCCTTAGTGGTGATCGTGGCAAGATCATTGGTGCCTATGCCATTGCCACTGAACATGCCACTGGCGAGAAATACCGCGAGTACATGGACATTGGTGAACTGGACAAGGTGCGTAATTCCAGCAAGCAGAAAGACGGTGCTATCTGGACAACCTGGGCATCTGAAATGTACCGAAAGACCGTGGCCAAGCGTTTGCGGAAGTCACTGCCCATTCAGGACGATACGCTGCTGGACCTGATTGACCGTGACAACGACCAGTTCACCAGTGAGCCTCAAGTTTCCAGTAAGGCGCGTGAAGTTCAGGAAGCCATGAGAGCAGGCATTGATACTCATGATCCTGAACCTGAAGTCATTGAAGGCGAACTGGATACGGGTGAGCCTGAACCGAATAGTGACCCGCTAGATTTTTAACCGTCAATTATCTGACCGGCCAGATTCTTCAGGCCGGTCAGAAGCATCGTCATTCACTGCCTCGCTCGCAAAATCAACACCCAAGCCGTACATCCATGTTTCAATTGCTTTAATTGATTTTTCCTGCTGACCTTGCGTTGCGTTTTTGGGCAGAAGAAACGCTTTAAATAAGGCGGGATCGTCAACTATGTCAATTAACCCATGCTTTGCCATGTCTGTAGTCAAGAATTCCAAAGCCTTTTGGAACCGTGAAGCGAATATACCCGCCATTTGAATAGATCCACCAGAACTTCCTTTACCTAACTCGCCGCCAAATTTAGCGCCAAGAACCCTGGCAGGAATTGCCAAAAAGAAGGCGGGGGCATCATCAATCACTTTTGTAACCTGAGATTTGCCAGGCGTAGCCTGTAACTGCCGCAAAATCGTGGCAGACCGTTTCAGTCGTGCAATCTGATCGGAATTAAAGCCAAGCGCGATCAGGGTTTCTTCATTATCCCTAATCAGTTTAGTGTACTTAGCTCCAGAAACAACCGCCTCACCAGACTGGCTTAACTGATTCGTTTCAGCTTTCTGCAATAAGACTTCAGCGAACCCACGACGCAAACCGTCCTCTGCATTGGCATCGCCACGCATGGCAGTTTTCAATCGCTTGGCCAGCATCACAGGCTGTTTGCTATCCAACAGAATTGCCGTTTCCTTTCCAACATCTTTATCCAGAAACACACTGGCAAGTGACTTTTTACTGTCTTGGAACAATCGAACACCACCGCGCTGTTTAACAATGTTCGCACGTTCTGCAAGGTTCTTGGCTTTGCTGGATGCAGTAACAGCACCGGTAAGTTTGGCCTCTAAGTCAGGGAATTCTTCAAATACGCCACGGTTTTTTAGATCCTTTATCAGTCTGTTGGCTACGGCCTGATTCAGCACACCATTTTCGTTGACCACCTGAAATGAAAACCGGTTCTGAAGGAATTCTTCTAAACCGGCACGGGAATCAGGCGATGCTTCCAAAAACTGCTTAACGCCACGGGTTACTGATCTCGGTGCAAACAGCCGATCCAGTGTTTCTGGCGAATCTACCGCACGAACGCCCTTTTTGGTTGATCCTAAAATGGTCCCGACTTCGCCCTTGGTAAATTTCGCATTCAGTTCACGCGAGAACTTCTGCGCTTCCTTTATGCCTGCAGCATCAACCGCTGACATATCATCCAACAGCGAGTCATAGAATTTTTTGAATATTCGAGCCTGGTTGAACTTACCTTCGGCTTTCATAGTGGCCATCTGGTCGCCAATCTCAGAACGAACGGCGCGCAAATCTTTCAGAGTCAATGGATCTTTATCTGCCAGTAATGCCTTTATGTCATCTGGCACATTCCGGTCGAATGTCACTCGACTTTCAGCAGACTTCAGATCATCAAATGCAGTTCTCGTAGAGCTTAATTCTGCAGGCGCATCGCTGGCAACCATGTTCCAAACTTCTCTTTCTTCGGAACGGGCAACCCGTAACGCTTCATCCAACCTGTCACGTTCAGCACCGCTTATGTCGCGGGTACGGCGCCCTGTGTCTATGCCTGACATTGCCTCATCAGCATCCTGAAGGGCTTTATCGGCCTTACCTTGTACACGGTTGATCGTGTCCCTTGAAGTCTGTCTGATTAAAGCAGCCGGTGCAGCAAGGTCGCTCTCGAAAGTATCACCATCAAATGCCTGAGCGTCTGCAATAGCCTCTTTTTCAGCCCTGACTGCCTTTTGTCTGAAATCTTGTTCAAATTTAGCCGGTGATTGTTTAAGAGCCACTTCCTCGAACGCAATCAAACGCGGATCTTCAGTTTGTCGTGCTGGCGATACCGGAGAGTTTGGGTCAATTTTACTGGCAGCAGCATCAGGATCAGATGATAACTCCTGAAGGCGTGAACGCTGTCTGGCCTCTGTGTTGAATGACTCTATGATTTTTTTCCCTGCGCGGATAACATTGCCGGTGACAGGTAATTTTTGAGTAACAGCAGATACCGCCTTGGGAATAGATGAAACAGCCGATGGTATACCTATACCCCCTGCCAGTTCTCCGAGAGAAACCATGCTCGGATCATCTGTAAATTGCTTGGCAACCTCACCACCTCCAGCAGCACCAAAACTGCCAGCCACATCAGCCGCTAAGGTAGCCCCCGGTCTAGCTGCGGTTTGACTGGCTAATGCCTGCCCAATGCCTTGCTTGGCAAGTGGAATGCCTTGTTTGATAACATCGCGTCCAAAGGACTGTAATGCACCTGCCGGGGCTACAGAACTACCGAGAATTTCCATAGCCCTCGGAACAAACCCTTCGGCCTCAGAAACTTCCGGTGAGGTAATCCCTAGATTAGCCGTAGTGTCACGCAATTCTTGCGGGCCTGGTATTTTTTTATCCGTAAAAGGCGAGATAAGAAAATTTGCTAAATCTATAGGTAAACTCGCCGTATCGACTAATCCCTTGTTAAATGGCTGCGTAGTTTGGCCGGCAATGGCATCTATCAGGCTCTTAGTCTGCTTAGGTGCTGGATTCTGTTTGGCCCTGAGATCATCCAACATGGCTCTAGCTTCGCTTTGAGAGCCATGTTTAGACCTCAAATCAGACAGCATTTTTTCAGCTTCAGTTGCCATTACTGAACTCCACGTTCTATTGCGAATAACTGGATCATTTCTTCCTGCTCATCTGGACTCAATTCGGAAAATCCAGGAACAAAAATTAACTCGCTTTCCGCTGCGCTACGCTGTTCAGGCGTAACATTCACTGGCTGTGCCGCTGTTTCTGTCACGCCACGATTTGTCAAAACAGGCAGGAAGTTCCTGATCGTCAGCGCGTTATTTTTAGCTTCCCCTTGGGCTTTAGTTCCAACTGTCGGATCTTTAGCATCGCGTTCTTCGGCTGCAAGCATCGTTTCGAGCACATCAGCCAATGAATCAATTCTAGTTTCCAATGTTTCATCACCAGTAAAGAACCCTGGTTTAACTGCGAGTTCCTTTAAAATAAACTCCTGCTCTTTATACGCTCTTGTTTGCGCTAAGGATCGGACAAGACTTCTGGTTGTTGCAGAGAACTTTTGTTGTGCCTGAATTGTTGGTTTGGCAAAATCAGGAACGCCCTGACCGGGAATCAAATCTATGCTGCGGCCAGCGATGCCAGCTAATGTATTTTCTGGCCCAGTCGCGTCTTGGGCAAGTTCTCTCAATGATTGCCCTGATCCAGGCGAAGGCGAAGGCTGACCCGTTGTAGGGCCGATAACATCTACATTTCTCACCGCACTCTCTAACGGAGCAGTATCGTCCACGTACCGAACCTGACCAAGATTATCCACCACCATCTTTGTTCTTCCATAGGCTTTCTTAATGGCCTCAGCTTCATCCATTCCAAGATTATTGACGTAATATGCTATTTCCTGTTGTTTGGAGTTTAATGTACCGCCTTTGTCAGCAGCAGCTCCTGCTTTGGCATTCGCGTCGGTTAACCCTTGGTTAACAACCGCCTCATCACCATACATATTGCTTACAATCAGGTCGCCAACCTCGTCGATGTTCGATGTAAGTTCAGGTTTCAAGTAAGCATTGGTAGCAGCATTGGCCGGAGTGAACCCTTCATCTAACCGGCCTTCTTGGACACGTCCTCTGGATAATGTCTGCAGTATCTGGTCAACACCACCCGCTGTTGTGTTCAGATTTTTATATCCTTGAGCCTGAAGGAAGGTATTAACCAGTTGCGCCATGTCTCCTGAAGGCATCTGGCCCGATGTTGGATTGACATTGCCAAGAGAATTGCTCAGAACGTCCCCGAAGCCCTCCTGACCCGAATTCTGCCTGCTTGCCATAGCCGCATCAGAAAACGCCTTATCCATCTTTGCAGCAGCAGCCCTTGCCGCAGCCAATCTCGCAGATTCTTTATTATAAGCACCCTGCTCAATGGCAGCACCGCCACCAAAAGCCTGTACTAACGATCCTGCACCTGGGAATTCCATTTTCTTTCCTTGTTTATGGACGCGGCTGTGAAAAAACAGAACCAAACTTTGCAGGGTTATAGGCTGTATCTACCATGCCCGGTAGCGCCATCTGCGAAGATGCTGGCTGATAAAACTGCTGTGGGGTCATAGTGCTTCCGGCCCCAGTCGCGCCAGATCCAGCAGAGCTACCACCCTTAAACCCACCTGTTCCAGAATACGCTGACAATCCAGTTGATAACAGACTCAACCACGGATTATCCCGAATGCCAGCCATACGCAGGCGCAACAGATTGCTTTCCTGACCGCTGTTACGGCGCAAAACATTCAGACTGTTTTCAGTATCCGCACGGTCAAATGCCTCACCCTGTCTCTGCAGCATGGGCGCATCAATTCCAGCCAATGATTCATTGATAAAGCCACCGTAATCAGTCGCCGTACCCCTGGCCTTAGCCGCAGCATTGGTAACAGCACTACCGCCACCAGTAGGCGTTATGCCGGCCAGTGCCATAGCCTGAGCCTTTTGCAACTGCGTTCGAGTCTGTGCCTGTCTGGTTGCGTTTTCATCGTCTGGAGTGGATTTCTCCAACTCTGAAATATTCGCCATCGTTCGCTGACTGGCCTGACGCTGAAACTCGTTCTGCTTCCGCATGGACTCAGCGGTAGCTTTATCACGTTTTTCGGCTGTTTTGTTCGTGTTGTATTGATTTACAACTGCAGCACCTACTGCTGCTACGGTTAACCAAGTCATTGCTGTTTCTCCCTCTGTAACGCGATATATTGCTCCGCTTCCAATGCGGAAATGCAAGGCACAATTAATTCATTCTCAAGGTCAGCCATATCAACAAAACCAACATCACACTTTTCGACTGGATGTGGATTCATGATAACGGCATCAGTCAACGCAAACACTGCCTTTTTCGCATAAGGCTTAGAAACGAATACTTCTGGACCTGTTATTTCAACTATCCCATCATCCGTAGTGATCCTGACTGTACCACTGGCAATGATCGTCAAATGCTTGGTGCGGTGAACTTTCCCCACTGCAACCACGCCAGCAGGAATATGCAATTCACGCAAGAGCATGTGTGATGCAAAATGATGCCTAACCTCCAATTCAACATGAGATTCAGGTACGCTCTTGATAACATCCTCAAGCTGAAACACCTGTTTCATGGAAACTTCAGCCTTTTGCATCAGGTCATTCATACCGCACCTGCCACATTAACCTGTGATTGCTGTGTCGGTGAGAACAGTGTGCCAAAACTCAGATCACGATTTGCCCTACGCTCACCAGCCGCCTCTTTGCTGTTTTTGTAAATGCCGCTAAAGTCACCAAACAGAGAATCAAACGCGCCAAACGACCCATTCTGACCTGCAAGTGACGTATTCACGCGCATCATCTGAGCCGCATTATTGGCTGCAGTGGTCGCATCAGCACCACCCAAAATCTGTGAGAACAACTGCTGTTTTGACTGCTGGTCGTTAGAGCGTAATTCGGCGCCCGAAGTCTGCGCCCTACGTTCCGCTTCAGCCACGCCACGAAGGTACAATTCACTGAGATTCCTGTTCTGGTCAATGTCGGTACTGCCTCCTGAAAGGCCAGATCGTGCCAGAGAAAACTTCAGTTCCCGGTCATTTTTGCCTTTCTCCCTCCCAAGGTCGCTCATCAGCAGCCCTCGCTGCGCTGATACAAAGTCCTCGATCTGTTGGTTTCGTTCAGGCGAGCCGAAAATGCCCTCAACGCGCCGTTGCGAGTCGGCTATCTCTTTTTTCCGGCGCTCTTCTTCAGCAGCAGCCTCCTTGCTGGCCTTATTACTGCCTTTGCCGAATAGTGTGTCAAAGAATCCCATAGTTCACATCCTTATGAAGTCGGCCTCATATCCTGTAAATATAAATTCAACGAATTCCACTGCCAAGCCTGATCTACAGCATAGGTCAATCTGACTGAAATTGACGGTGCCATTACCGGCATTGAAATAACCTGCCCTGGGTATGTGTCTGCTGGAACTGCGTATGGAGTTGTAAACGAACCCAATGCCGTTTGATCGTACCCAATCTCAATGGTGCATGTGCCAGTACCAACAATATCGAACCCGTACATCTGTTTGTTCGAGCCAGGCTGTTCAAAGTCAAGCCAAGGCCACTGAATCATTCCCTCAAAGCCGGTTCCATCATCATCGGTAGCACCCTCAATCACATACGAAACAATGTTTCCATGGCGCATGTACAGCATGTTCTCAAGGTGCGTAAAATGCTCAATGGTGAACGGAAATACATAGCGGCTCCACGCGCCACCCTGTACGCCACGGTTCATTGTGTAGATGAATACTGTGTCAGTTGCCATAATTAACGTACCCGCACCATTCAATCGGATTCAGCAAGTCACACAACCACTGAAGTCTGTTTTTCTTGTTCATGCCCACTTTTTTCAAAACCGCTGGCAATCCGAAATCAGGATGAACAAAAGTATCCTGCAATAAATACTGAATAGTATACCTCTCACGCTGCAATCTAGAATATAAATTACCGTTCAGCACATAGCACAGCACAATGTCGCTCGAATTCGTTTGAGTCTCCCGCTTATCATCCAGGCAGCATCTTGGAGTGAGTGTGCCAGCAGGTAAGCTGGTGATCACAATTGCCGATACATTGGTATCGAACCACCTGAATTTCGCTGTTCCTGATTCCACAAAGCACACAAACGGATTCATATTCTGGTCAAACGCCAGATCAATTTCAGTGATGTTTAATTGAGTGAACAGAATCGTTGGAGCAGTATTCGGCGCACTGATTGACACCTCGCCGGATGCTGGAAAATACCTCAGTGTCCATGTCTGAACACGTAAACCCAGCGATGGATCATTCAGCCCGACACCACCCATTTCAAATACCATCAATGGATAGGTTTCCAGATCATCAGGCGGCAGGAAGTGATCTGCAATCAGGAGTGAAGATAAGGATACGCCGTTGTTAGCCATTTTAGTGCCTTGTTACCGTCAGGCGGAATCTCAGGCGCAAACGATCTTCATCTGTTTTTACGATCCCGCCACCACCGACTGTTTTGTCGTATTGGCACTGATAATTGCTGTTGCCAGATCTATGAATGGCAGTTCTAATAGTTCCATGCCAAGCGTCGATGTCAATTTCGGCTTGATTGTCGGTGTAATACGTTCCTGTACTCAGCAGAGAGATATTGCTGGATGTTCCGAACCATGAGGGGCCGACAAAACTACCCGCTGGAACAGTTGCGGTACGAGCAGCAAGGTCTCCTGAGTATGGCAGAGTGTCGCCTTGCAATTTCTCTTGGATTGCAACGTTGTGTTTACGGTCAAACCCGCTTGGAGTGCCAATATTAAGTGCCCTGATAATGTACCCATAACCAGTACCCGATAAATCAAAAGTACCACTCACATCACTTGCCAGTGGATAATTTCTCAGCTCATAGTAAACATCAAGCGACTGGTCAGCGCCTTTTACGATGGTTGTCGGACTGCCGCCGCTGTCAACCAGCAGCGCATGGCTGAACATGGTTCCACCAGTGCCTGCGGTAAATGTTCCCACCTCTGCAATGGTTCCAGTTCCTTGCCCGACAGCCCATCTGTAAGTGCTTCGTCTGTAGAAATACGCATTAGCAGCGCCCCATCCATAAACATCACCAGAAGTGCCAGTAATTCTCGACCCAAGCTGTGCAAACATCGCCGTATCAGTAAATGCAGGGGTGCCAGTGCCGCTGCCAATGGCGGCATAGCTCCACCAATTCGATTGATTAACAATCCTCGCCATTCCAGCATTGGTAATCAAATTCTTGAACCAGCCAGTATCCCGCGCAACAGAGCCATCACGATTCTTCAGAACCAGCCGCCAATAACCAGCCACGCCCATCTGAGGATCAGGCCCATCAATCGACAGAACCTTCAGAGTTTTCTTTGGAACGTGAATATCAAAGCTCATGCTCTTGCCCACGAAACCCTAAAAGTTTCAGTAATTACGTTTGCGCCAGATTTTGGTATGCCTGTACTGTCAGAAACCTTATTGAACTGGCACTGCCAGCGACATGCCGTGCAACCAATAGTCAGTGATCGAATTTTGCCACCAGAAACATTCATCTGAGTAGTGTCAGCAGACAAAATGAAATCCCTGTAAAGATCACCAGGATTGTAAGCAGATACGCTGATTGATTGTGTTTGGTTGCCACTCTGTCCAGAAGGTAGGGTCGTAATCGCTCCAACATTTCCGGTATAGGCGTAGTGCAATCCAATGCTTGTGTCTGTAGTAATCAGTTTTCCAATTCGGCTTGACCACCAATAGGTGCTGGTGCAGCTTGCGGCCCTCATTATGTAATCGAAATCTTCACCGTCATGCTGTGCTGTGCCAGTAAAATCTCCGGCAGGAATGTTGTATCTCAATTCATAGGTGAATTCCAGATACTCGTCTGATTGAACCGTGATCGTAATTGCTGAACCTCCACCATCACGTATCAATTCACGCATGAAAGCTGTGCCGGTTGTTGCTGACCAGCCAACGGCACACTCGCTCAGATTGCCAGCCGCAGCATCTTCCGCAAATCTTCTTGTGACTCTGCGATACCCGTAAGTTGTACTGACTACGCCATTTACATCATTAACCAGAGTGGTTGTACTTGCTGTCCACGCTCCAAGCCATGTATCGGTATCAGCAGGCGGAGTTGAATTGGTGCCAACGTGCATCCACAACATAACGTCTGCTTGTTGCGCCAGTGCATCAAGCCCCTGATCGGTGATGTTATTGTGAAACCAGCCGGACTCCTTACCAGTAAAGGTGCCATCGCGTTTGAACACGCGCAGTTTTATGAATCCTTCAATGCCGAATCTCACGTTGATGTGCCGACTATCCATATCGCCTCCCAATCCAGAGACTCAGCCGGATTGGTATGCCTAACAAGCGCCAGATCCATTGTTGAATCCAAGTGGGATGCGGTGAAATCCACTGACTCCGGTTGCGGTTCTGATTCAAGAAAAATATCATCCAAGAACGAGTCAAGGTGAGAAGCGGTGAAATCCACTGATTCGGGTTGCGGTGCAGACTCAATAAACACGTTATCTATGAACGAATTAAGGTGGCTAGCCGTAAAGTCAACACCCTCATTATTCACGCCCTGCGAATACCCACCGCGCCATGAAGCCGAAAACTGCAGTTCATTAATCTGCTCAATCGGATAAGGCGGCGAAGTCAGTAAAAACTGACCGGCCAGCAATCCAGCAATGATTGTCAATGGCCTGAATGCCAGCCAGTACTGGCCTGCTCCTGGGTAATAAGTGGCAATTGGCTCAACATCCACGGCGTTCATTTCGGCCTGTACCAGCGTATCAATAGGCACCCCCGTGTCACCAGCCGCGAGATTATTTGAACCCTCAGCGATACTCACCGTTCTCACGCCCAATGCGGCCAGGAAAAACAGATCACCTGAAACTGGTTGTACTGCCTGCGAGAAACTGGAACCAATGCCCTCCATTGCATCCAACAGAGCCATCGCTGCCGGATCAGGATCAACCTGCCATATCTGGAACGTGCTTGGACTCCATATGGCAAGATTGCCACGATATACGCCCATCGCAGAAACGCCAACCTGTGACTTCTGCTGCAGTCCTGTGGGCAGGAATCCTGCATCATCCGGCGTAGTCCAATCACGCGCATTTAATGTGGCACAGAACCGTGTAACGTCCACATCGCCAGCGAATACCTTACTGGCTGCAATGGCAACCACTTTGCTGTTCGGGCAGTTTTCATCTTCAATGCGTAATGGAACTGCCTGCCATGCAATATTTCCATCAGAGATAAACGTGCCAGGTGCTGCTGGCCATGTCGGTTCGGAGCTTCCGCTGGTGAGGATGCTGGATGCCTCCCACGTAACAGATCCAATGGTAACTGCTTCCCAGGTAACTTCATTGTCAACAACGGTTGCAGCAATGGTCAAAGGCCATACGGGTTCTGTGCCTCCAGAAGTACCCGCATCAGCCTGTATCGCTTTGTAAGCGATTGCAGAAGCTGCAGCACCAGTAACATAGTTCCACTGAAAATTATCAGCGTACAGTGCAGCCCAATCGTTGTAGCCGACTACGCCAATTGAAACCTTGCCAGCAGTGGCAGGAGCTACACCAGAAACCGTTGATTGCTTCCATGTTCCTGCCGCGCCGGTAGATATTGAATTGCCCGTGCTGTCAGAAATAAACACATCAGCAGCCGTGTACCAGCGCAAGATAACAGCCGCATTTGCCTGTCCATCGTTGGATGCACCCTGAGAAATAAAACACTTGGCCGTAATCGACTTACCCGGAGCAACAACGTGTTTCGTAGTAGATACCAGAACTGCAGCGCCTGGGCCTGAATATTCAGCCGAATACGTGTCAGAAAATGCCGCGTTGGTGTTAATTGCCCAACCCGTTCCTTTTGTCCACCCCGTATCACCACTTGCAAAAGCAGCGTTCGGTATGACGGTTGCAGTTGCGCCAGTAACAGTGCTTGGAATAACCAATGACTCTGGTGAATAAATTGTGCTTGGAACCCATTTTTGAATAGCCATTATGGTACCGTTGCGTATCGTCTGCCGCTGTAACCACCAGCAGGATTGGTATATCTGTCAGGTATGCTGCCAAGATCAGGATTAGGATCGAACGTAGTTGTAGTCACAACATTAGCATCATCGCTGTTGGCATATTCAATGATCTGTGCGCCTGAGTCTGTGGGCCAGTCCGGTTCAAGCGAGCCTGATTGAGGATTTGCACCAGTCACAGCAATAGCTGTGTATTTGTAGCCATTGGCCACCGTAGGCTCAATAATGTCATTAATTGATCTCAAAGCATTTGCCGCCCATGCTTGATAAGGTGAACTTGTTCTGGTTGCTTTGTATGCCCAACCATCCTCAGTCGAAGGGAAAACCCTGTCGCCTTCCATGTAGTCAGTATTCGCGCTCCAAGCATCCAATTCTTCCAGCCAGTAGTGCCATGTCTGGTTGTCAGCAAACGTAGCCACAACGTACAGCCAGCCCATAAATGGTGCTGCAAAGTGGATCTGCTGAAGCAATATCGTTGCGTCAGTCGGGTGACGGATGGCTGCAACCACATATTTATCAGGGTTCGATGTAACATCAGGCTCGTGCTTAAACGTGTACAGCCTGCATTTGTGCGCTACCAGACCTTTTGTGTTGGCCGGCAGGGTTATGTCAGTCTGAGTGCCAGGACGCGGCCTGATCGTTCCTGCAAGCGTGATGTAGCCATTCAGAAGGTCATAGAGCGTATTGGGTGCTGCATTACCCTTTGAACGCAACCGTGTCATGCCAGCGTTAGCTGTAGACAGTGGTACGGTTCTCATGGCTTTTTAGGCCCATCAATAGCTTCGTCCATACGCTTGTTTCTGGCGACAGCCTTTGTCTGCAGAGAGTCATCAACGGCCTTCATTGCACCCTTTTTGAACTCACGATGTTTGAGTACAGCAGATTCAGCATCAGCATCACGCAATTCTACGGTTTTAGCCTTGGAATCCAGAAACGCTTTGGTGCGAACTTCGTTTTCTTCTTCGTCATATTTCATGCTACGTCCTCGCAAACGTAACTTGTGGATACGGCGCGGCTACTGGCTCACGGTCAGGATTCGGAATGTACCGCTTTCCCGCATGTAACCCTGAATTTAGCCGACCAACATAATCCTCCAATTCTTTTGCTTGCATCATGGCATCAGGGTGTTTCAGGTGCATCTTGCCCCAAACCAATGCCTGCAAAAGTACTGACTCAGGCTCTATCGTTGTCGTATCGTTGTCGGCATCAAGTGGTTTAAGCCCAAAATGGCCTTTAACCCAGGCATTGAATGCCTTGTTTGGCACTGGAAAAATCTCAAAATATTCACGCATTTCATATCGCGTAGGCGTAGTCTGCTGCGTGATATTAAATAATGATGCGTCCATGCCGGCCTTCAAAGAAAACCATTTCCCATCATCCTCAAGCCAAGCCTCAGTGACCGTTCTGAAGTCCAGCGAAATATAGTTCTGAGCGTTGATCGTGATAGACGCACCGGCATTTTCAGTAACCATTCCTGTTGAAACGGTGAAAGTTATTACCAATGCGGTCAGTGCAGTAATTTCCCACTGCGTATCGTTGTTTGCAGCATTTGTCGCGCCATACGCTTTGATGCGCGTACCCACCTTGAAACCATCAGTAAACCAACTGCCTGCGGTTCGCGTGATTGTCTTGGTTGTTGCATTGAAACTAACGATAGTCAGCGCACCGCTGCTGATCGAAGGAACGTCATAAATCCTGCTGCCCTGAACAATGGGTATTTGCCACCACCGTTCAGTTCTGAGAACCTTGTATTTCTGATACAGGTGCTTTTGCGCTCTTTTCAGCCATACATTTGTAAGCGAAACAATGTTCGGTGGCCTGCGCTGAACGCGATCATCAAGATATTTCTTAAATTCATCGAAATAAATCTTTGCATCTTCCTGGCCGCTGTGCGCCTTTGCCTCGCCGGTAGCAAGTGCCAGAATAGGTACGTAATCGAATGCCGTAGTGTCACCATCAGCAGTCATGACAGTTGGAAATGAATTTCCAGCCTGATCCATTTCAGTGACTCTGAATATCGTCTGCTGTGCCTCGTTAATCCATGCGTCTACCTGCTGATCGGCCCCAGGTGGATTCCCGCCAGCTACATAATATCGGCCAAGCCTGCGATAGATTTTTTCACGAAGGAATACGAGCGTTTTTGTTTCTGAATCAACTGCTGTCAGAGGATCAGCAAACCCCAACAAGGTAAGAAGATCATCGCGCAACTCAGAAAGAGTCGATGAAGGGTAAATATAGGCTGAACCATTAAGAACAGGTGGCCCGTTCGTAGCTGAAACCATGAGAGCCTCCAGGCAAGGTGGCCGGTCATCCGACCACCTTTGTTACACCATTAAAAGTCTAGCGGATCTTCGCCTTCAGTTTTTGAATCATCGCCAGTTTCAGGCTTTTCAGCTTTGGCTTTCTTGGCCGTTGCCTTTTTAGCCTTAGCTTTCTTGGTCTTTGGAGCATCTGGTGACTTGCCGATTTCCTTTTCCAGTTCCGTAACGCCTGCTCGTCCTCGACCGTATGCAAGTTCTACATACGAAAGATTGGTTCCAGAGCCTCCACCGTCAACACCATATGCCCGTGCCAGCCTTGCGAATTCTTCATTTGCGTCAGGCAGTGAATCCACTTCGATTTCGGTCGCTTCTTGCAGCCGTACTTTACTGGCACCATGTTTTTCCTGAAGCACGGGAATCTCCCACGACCAGACCTGTTTGGCCGGCTTCATGACCATATCCATATCAATGATGCAGTCTTGTACCGTTGCTTTCATCAACCAAGACCCTCCAAGTGAACTCCAAGTGTTCCAGCCGTACCAGCAGCAGTTGTTACCGTCACTCGCATGTATTGGTAACAAGTCACTTCGACCGCATTCTGACCACCCAAAACCACATTGGAATCGCAAACATCTGCAACCCATGTGGAATCATCGGCAGAACCGTCAATCTGGTAAACCGGCGCTGAACCACTGCCTGTACCGTTGAATATCGCACGGGCTTTTCGACCTGGCAGGAATGGCGTTTTACCACCCACGTTTACTGAAGCCTTATCGCCAGCAGAGGCGGCAGTTCCAGTTACCAGAAGCGTTACTGTTTTGTTGCTCATGTCAGGCTCCTTATGAACCAGTTGCTGTGAGAACGCCCATTGCGCCCGGATTGGTGATCGTCATAGCACCACGCCATGTCAGACCCCAATAATGGGTGTACCTGTCATACGCTCTTGGGGGTTTACGAACAACCATATCCTGGCCCTGCGCTGGACGCAGTTTGAAGAACCGGGTGTTCAGGAAATAACAGCGAGAATTCCACTGTTGAGTAGGTGACAGATTTGTTTCCAAATCGTCAGTAACCATGTCCCATATAATCGGGATGCCTTTGAAGAACAGGCCAGTGTTGCCGCCATCCAGTGTGTAACCACCTTGCTGCGGAACCATAACCTGCTGAGTCTGATCAGCCTTCACTGCTGCGCGGTACGCATCAATGAATACACTGCCGGCCAAAATCTTGTTGGGTGAATTGCCACCGATACGGGTGCATTTACGCCACACGACTTCCATCTGAGTCAGCAGGTTGGCAATGGAAATATCCAAGCTGACCTGATTTCTCCAGTAGGAGTTTGCTGCTACCGATCGGTCAATGCCGCCCATAGTTCCGGTTGCTGGAGTGGTGGAAACAAAAGCATCCAGCCCTGGAATCGCATCAGCATCCTGAGTACCGTCCAAGTGAAGATCGTAATCGAACTTCTCCTTGAATCCCAACATCAGGGTTTCGGTGTTCTCTTTGATGAGATTGATGAACTGGTGCTTTTCACTGGTTGTCGGAGCATCGTTTGGATTATCCGTAACCGTGATGTAGTTCTGCAGCAATTCTTCTTCGGTCAATGCGAAGCCATCATGGGCAGAACCCCATTTGAAATTCGCTTCGCCCAAAGTGTCTTTGCGGTTGTAATCCACCTGCTCATCAGGCCCGAACCATTGGAAGTTCGCGTCATTCGTCAGGCGAAGTTTTTCGTTGATGTACTGCTTGGCACCAGGAAAGGGTTTCTTGGTTTCTTGCAAGCACTTCAGAAGGGGGCGTTCGGTGTTATACAAATCTTCAGGCGACTTGCGAACGATGTAATCTATCGCAGCTTTACCGGCCTGGGCAATCGCATCTGCTGTAAAAGGCATTGTCGTATCCTCAAAGTTAGTGAAAAATCCATTTCACCGCTTTGAGCCGCACGAATGCTCTTATCTGTGCTGTGGGACGCGACACCCACTTACTGCAATTAAGCGTGTGTGGTAAGAATACAACAATAAAAAAAACCCCGCAAGTAGTATGCGGGGTAATAGGGAGAGTCACCATGAAACGCATTTACATCATTACATACTCAATACCCTCTCGCAAGGGCTAAATCAACAGCTTCTTCCAAACTGCCGGGTTCTTTTTCGTGATTGGAAACAGGCGATCCACCAGCCGTTAGTCGTATCGAGTTCGGCACTATGGGTTTAATTTGTTGTACCGGAGCAACAGTTGGAAAATCTGGCATGTTCTCATAAGCTGCTTTTACTGACTCCATCCATGCTTCAGGATTGTTCGGTGCAGCCTTTGATATGGACTGAATGATTGGAATCAAAAACGGCATTTTCGCCTTAAACGATGGATCTTTTGCCTGCATACTCTCGCCATACGCTTTCACATCGGCCAGTGCTTTATCTACGCTGCCTTTGAATCGCGCCGAATCATTGTCTTTTTGCTGCCGTGATTCATTCAGCTTTTGAGATGCCCTGGAAGCAACCAATTCCATTGCGTCTGGTTCATCCAGAAGGCCGGAATCCACTCGTTCCTTCAGATCAGGGTAATCATCCAGTGGATTGTATTTACCGCCTGCAGACTTGCCCAACAGCTTACCAACAGCCTCAAGCTCGTTGGACATAATATTGTAGGCTTCCTGCAAGTTGGACGTATCGCCGGCATTTAACTTGGTCAGCCAGTTCATCGCCATTTCAAACTGTGCGGGATTTGTCCCCGTTGACTGAATTGCATCGCGCCACTGATTCGTATCAGCAATAATTTTGTCCCGATCAGTTATCAGGGTGTCACGCTCTTTAGCTAATTCATCGTATCTCGTCTTTACGGTTTCGAAACGCTCTCTGGTTTTCTCAGGCGCGTCCTTGTCGATCTTGCCAAATTCGTCAGATGGCTTTTTTTCCGTTTCGGCCTCAGGTTCAGGTTTAGGTTCATCCTCCGTTTCGGCCTCAGGCTCAGGTTCACCACCATCCAGTTCCAGTTCTGGCGGCGTATCATCATCTTCTGCAATCTCAGGAGCAGGACTTGCTGCATCCATAGCTTCCATGATTTCTTCAGTGGTGATTTCTTCTTTTACTGGTTCAACAACATCTTCCATTTCAACATCATCAATTTCTGGTTTCTTCGCCATTACTGGACTCCGGTAGAAAGTGGGTTAGGCGCCGGTGCCAATTCCTCACCAGCAGGTGCTTGTGGTGGGGTTTCCGTACCCAAAGTATTCTGCAGCACCATTTGCGCCGGACCTGCAAACAGCGGTGCTTTCTCCAAAGTTTCAGCAAGTTTCTTCAATGTATCAGCCTGATCCTTGCCGATTTCAGCCTTTTCAGCCTCAGAAATTTGCTTGCTGTTCTGAGCCTGTATGACTTCTGGTGGCGGCACGGGCAGGAATTTCTCAAGATCCGCAAAATCATCCAGCCTGTTACGCGATTCTTCCAACAGTGCAATCCACGGTTTCGCGGCCCACTCCTGACCCTGCATACGCGCCTGGCCAATACGATCAATCAGACCTTCAAACAGCGGCATGAGCGTACCCCATGCGTCACGATCTGAGTTCGCCTTGGGTTTACCCGTACTGCCAGCTTTAATCTGCACACCGAACAGAGACAGCGCCTCGTCAGTATTCATTTCTACCCACGCGGCATCAGGTCCAGCGTATCGAATCGCATCAGCAGCATCCATTGTTTGCAGGATCAACTGAACCACGTATTCAGCCAATTCAGTCAGTGCATCTTCCAGCATGTCCAACCGTGCGCCAATTCGTGCACCACGGCCAGATTCCATGATCTGCGCCTCTGTAGCGGTTTTTTCGACCTGTACACTGCCCATAATGGCATCTTGTGCACCAGACACTTTTTCCATTTCCTTAATGATAATTTCAGTGTCGTACAAGGCTTGGTCGATGGCATTGTATTTTTTCGGCACAAGTACGGTATTTAGATCAACACCAGCCCTGAGAGGTCTAACGCCCACGTATTCCTGTGTCGTTGCTTTTACCAAACTTTCGATGCTTTTAGCATCAATCGCCGTTTCATCGAAAACAATGCCCGGAATGGCTCTGCGCCTGTGTTCCGCGTAATTGGAACGTGTTCTGGCATATTCTTCCTGCAGCCGTTTTAACTGGTAAACATCACTCTGCGGCCAGCGATCTCCGTCAATGTAGTGAAACGCCAGTATGAAATTCGGGTAAAAACGACTGCCGGTACGTGGCGCAAATGGCTCTCTGGCCCATTTCGTAGCCAGACCGTCAACCATCGTGTAAACCACACCATCACGCAGTGACCATATTTCCGTGAAACGATAGAACCCTTCTGAACTTTCAGTTTCACTATCTTCCGAACCACTCTCCATCACCCACTGATTAGCGGATTTACTGCCACCGTTTTCATCCTCACCCTTACGCGGTCGCTGCATGTACAAATTAGCCTCTTTCAGCTTTTTTGCATCCTCGCCCGTCCATCCAGTGAGTTCAAGTGCAGCATCTTTGTCCTTGTAAAAATCGAAGGAAATCCACGGGGAATTCAGGTAATTCTCAATTTCTCCGCAATCTGGAGCTACTACAACGTCCTCTGGTGCCATAAGGTCTAATACCAGCCCCTCAGCGACTTGGCGTTCTAATTTCGCCTCCAGCGCCCGTATGTTGTCTCGAATAACCTCTGGCTTGCTATCTTCATCGTTTGTCTCAGAATCTTCCATCTGAGCACCAAGGGCTTCAATCCTTGCCAGGTTGTCTTTCAGGTCATTCAGGTTTTGCTCGGTGATAGGATCTCGCTCAGTGCGCGTTTGCATGGATACCTTGATCCAGCTAACACCCACCGTCATTGCGCCGCGCACCCACCGTTTCGCTGTTTTCTTCAGATAAGCATCGTGCAATAGCCTGGAAGTCATAACCTCCAGCGTTTCGGCCACACTGCGGTAATCAGCCAAATTCTTTCGGTTTACGGACGCTGAAGGCCGTATTGATATATCAGGGTTTTTGGCATAAAGGAATGCGGCCAGGACTTCCATAATGGCCCCAATGAGATTGGTATCAACCAGCCATGGAGCTTGGCCATCTGCAGGATCGTTACGGGCTACCCGGCGATCATCTGCCCATTGATCTCTGGCGTGACTGTCATGCTTACGACCACGCTTAACTTTATCCTGCCACTTCGTAACCAGTGCTTCACGCTGACGTTTTACCTTCATCGCTTCTTGCTTTTTACTCTCAGCATCATCCTGAGATTGCATTTCGGCTTCAATGCCACCGTATTCAGTTTCCATCTGTGTCCTTCCCGATAGAGCCAATTTCAGACAGCTTGCCGTTGCACTGCTTTACACGCACGATGCAAGCCTTAAACCCCGCGCCCAATTCGGGCAGATCGAAGTCCTCAGATAATTCTACCACTTCCACTGGCGCAACCAAGCCATCAGCAATAGGGACGTACTTATCCTGATACAAAGTTTCAGTTTTGTACACAATGATTGGATCAATTGTCTTGCACCCACTTGCGAAAATCACCATCAATGCCATGGCAATTATTGCTGAATTTCGTTGAGTCCTTCCATATTTTCCGCACGACAGTATCATTGGTCTTAACCTCATTTAGAACTCTTTCTTCTGCTTTTTCAGCCCTGGTTTTTTGCAGCACGGCTTCCTTTGCGTTATTCGTATTGGTTAACTGGCAGCTTTCAAACGATGCTTGATTCTTTATGGCTGCGGCTGTCATGCCTTCCAGTTTTGTTACCAATAAATCCCTTTGGCCTTTTGCCTTTTCAGCGCCGTGAACGTAAATCGTAACTGTTGCTATCAATGCAGCCGAAACAATCGCAATGACGTACAGAACAATGGGTTTGAACGGCAGCATCACTAGCAACCTAATTCCTTACCCCAACTGGCATAGCGTTTTTCAAGTTTGAATATCCTTTCGGGATACTCCTTGTTTTCACGGTAGGCTGATTCCCT